CTATCAAAATCTTTTTTCTGCTGTTCCCATTCCTCAAGAGCTTTTTCGTATCTTTTTTTAGAAGCCATCTGAGCTCTTCCGCTAAAAGGCGGAAAGTCAGACCGGACAGGTTTAGGATTAATAGTTTCGTAGTAATCGTCTGATTGAATCTCAACATCAGAATCGATATCGTCTCTCGGTAAGCCCGTGTCCGTATCTCCAGGGGGCATTGTTGTGCCACCACCTGTCGTGCCACCACCTGTCGAAGGTCTTTGATAAGTTGTTAAAGGACCAGAGCTTTGCATTGGCCTACCATCGCCATAGTTTGCATACTGCATACCCTCAAGACCTTGATAGTTCATACCGTAAGGCGTGATCTCGCCCGAAGGTAGAAAGCTAGAGATGCCCCTGTATCGAGAATCCATTGTTTGCAAAGGACTTGGTGCAAACCGCTCAAAGTTTGCAGGATCGTTATAAACATTCATAGCCGCATTACGAGCAGCTAACTGCAAATCTTTTGGGTTAGTTTTATCTGTCGGCATAGTTGTGTCTCCTCCAGTTTGAGTTCCAGATCTATTCCCGCCGGAAGGCAGGTCTGGAAATTGAGGTATGTATACTGGCCCGTCATTAGGGCGTTGATCGTTAGGGCCATCCCTTCGATCTATTGGGTCATTAGGATTCCCACCACCTGTACCACCACCTGTGCCATTGTCTATAGGACCGGTTGTAGTGCCTCCGCCTGTACCATTATCTATAGGGCCAGTGGTCGTACCACCGCCAGTTCCATCGCCTACTGGGTCAGGGTCAGGTGTGGGTGTGGGCGTAACGGGCGCAGTGGGCGGAGGATCAGGTGTCGGTGTCGGTGTTGGTATAGGTGTAGGCGTAGGCGTGGGTGTGCCACCACCGCGAGGATTGCCGCTACCTGGTAATGGAAACGTTGGGAATCCGCCACCTGGAAAGTTAGGAATACCGCGCTGACCATCGCCTCCAAAGAATCTTTTTGCCCAAGCGGCAAGTCTTTCTAGAAAATTTTCGTCATCTTCTCCAGGTTGCTTTACCGGTTTTTCTTCGTCCTTGGTAACTGGGCTGGAGAAGTTATCAGTTATCGGAACTTGATCTTGAGGTTGTTCAGATTCTCTAGTCCAAGTAAACCCGCTTGGGCTAGAACTTGTATTCAACGCAACGGCAAGCTTTTCGCCTACTGCTGCAAACTCTGGATTATTCTGTATGTCCGCAGCGCTTATAGAATCTTTTCCACCAAACAACCTATCTAAGTAAGCCGCTGTCTTTCCGCCAGTCATGGCGTCATTTTCCATAACATCGGGTCTGGTAATAACTTCTTGGCCAGACTCTAACTGACTTAGAATACTGTTTTGAGCAAAGTTAACATTGAGGTTGGTGATATCTCTTATAGAATTCATAACCATGTTCTGAGCGCCAGAATCAAAATCCCTTTGAGACTTGGAATTAAATGCATCCAACCAGGCTCCAGCAGCGCTACCTACACTGGATGCACCTGGGTTTTTAAGCGAATCAGAAAAACCGCTTGCAAAAACATCAGGATTTCTTCCTTCATTCCATTCCCCAGTATCTGAGTCTAGAAATCCTTCCATACCTTGGCGAGCATTATCAACGCCAAATGAGAGCAGATCTTGGTCAGATAAACCAAACCTGTTGCTTGTTAGTTCAGGAGCTATTTGATTTGACGCTGGATTAAAAAGTTTATTTGAGTCTATTTCACTAGCAGGAGCCCAAGACAATGTATCTTTAAGAGCACCAATACCTTCAGCCGCAACCCGAGGACTGAACTGTCGGCCCATAATAGGGCTTTGAAAAAACGGTATTTTAGGAGCCATTTAACACTTCCATCGGCGTCTTGCTTGACGCAATCTAGAGTTTGGGTTTCTCGCTGCCTTTGGAAACTGCTTCATCTGTCCAGCGGACCTCGCGCAATATGATTTTCTTCTAGCTGCTCTCTTGCCTGTAGGCTTGCTCTCTGTAACAGCGGTCTGCAATTTACTACCAGGATTAGCGCGTTTATGCGCTCTAACCCCAGCCTCTGTCATGCCAGCGCCTTCTTCCGTCTGTCGGTAATTAGGCTTACTTCCAGAAGTAGTGCGCCTAATCGGCCTGCCTCTATTCTTCTTAGCAGCACCACCTACCCTAAAGTTTTGCACATGACGCTTAAACATTAAGAATACCTTGTCTTCTTTCTTCTATCCGGCATAACAGCACCGCAGCCTCGATGGTTACTTTTAGTGAAGAACCCGCCATCTTTTGCAGTCCTGTACTGCTTTGTCTTATCAGCAATCTTCTTAGGCTGTGATGAAAACTGCTTGCCAGATTTTGTGTCCTCTCTCTTAGCCTTAGTCGTTGCCGCATACTCTTGGCTCGATAGCGCCTGTCTTGCTTTCTTGGGCAAGTACCGCTCACCGGTAGCTTTAGGTCCCTGCGTAGACGGCTTGCCAGACTTTGTTCCCCAATCCTGCTTGCTCCACTGAGAAAGCTTGTTACTACTTTTTTTCTTCGGGCCTGAGTAAGTACCACCAGAACCTTTGTAATACTTTACAGCAAGTTGCATTGCTCGAGCAGAGTGTTTGCCACCCATCTTAGCCTTGGCTCTGGACTTAGCTGCCGCCCACTTTGCTGGATCTTTTTTGGTTGCTGTAGCTGTCATTAGTTTATCTTAGTTACTGGTCTTTTGTTAGGCAACATGCTAGAGAAACCTCTAGGTTTTACATACTGAGGCGGTGGTGCTTTAACGATAGAATCAAATCTCTTTATATCATTCATTAATCAATCTCCACAGTTATAGAACCATTAGTTATAACCTGAACTTCTCCAACGCCGGTAGATCCCTGTAGGCCAGCGGTCGATGGCGTTGATATGTTTACAAACTCATTACCAGTATAGACTTGCAGGGCATTTATACTTAGATTCCAAATGACATCGCCTGCGTTAAACTGTAATTCCGATATGCTTTGATTTGTAAACTGAGGCGTTGCACTTGGATCATACGCATTTAAATTAAGCTCTATAAGCCTGATCGCCTTGTTAAATACATCCCTGCCAACAGTCTCAGAGTTGGCAAACGGCAGTGCCGTATTAAGTATCTTAGCCATTATCTGCGACCATTAGGTTGTATATCTAATCGCGTTCCCCCAATCCTAAAGCCGACATCTATCTTTTGAGTATTTGTACCATCATCATCAGATTCAAATCGAAGAGCCGCCTGCCTTGCTCTAGCTCTCATATCTATCTTATTAGTAGTGCTTGTGAATGACGATGTCTGATCTGTTGTAAAGCTCTGTCCAGGATAGTCTCTTGTCTTTATCTGAACGTTAATCGTTTGGTTAGAACCAGATCCTTGAAACTTAACATCAGGGATAAAACGTTTAATAAACTGAAAGTCTTCACCTTCGCCTATGTCAAAGTCAGCACTCTGAACAAAAACGTTATCCATTGGCTCGCCATCCGCGTTATAGCCAATCTCATGAGAGTATAAGTACGGCGTGTCGCCATACTTACCAGCAGCAGTTGGAAGACTAAAGATACCTTCGTCTAACCAAGCTGTTCTAGATAGCTGACCAATAGACCAAGTGTTTTCTACATAGTTAAATGTCACATAAAGATCAACGGCAGTGGCGCCAAGGCTGCAATAAAACCAGCTAACCTCATCAAACTGCTTGTTCAACGTACCGACAACTTGAAAAGATTGTCCTTCGTCAAGGTTATCAAAAACGTAAGAATGTACAGTGCAAGGGACGGGCTCAACAGATCCGTTATACCTGTAGAATCCTTTCTTATCCATCCAGAATATTCCAGATGGAGAGTTAACCATTGCATTTGGTCCAATCAAGCTTACGCCTTCGTTTAAAAGATTAAGGCCAAAGGTTAGCGGCGGTCCAATAAACTGTAGGCTATAAAGCGCAACGTCAGTCCAGATCAAAGTTTCTTGTCTAGCTCTTACAGCGCCAATAATCTCCGACCCAGCAGAACATCTTAAAGACCCTGCTGTGTTGTCGGACCTAGGCTCCCAGTCTGAAATGTTTTCTTGGTCTGAAAAGGCTACAAGTAACGGATCAATATCACCGCTTCTTATTCCAGCAACAATAGGATCTGCGCCTAATACAATAGCGTGTCGATCAACGTCAGAGATAAGAACTTGAAGTCCTTTTGTCGGCGCAAGGTTAGAGCCAG